CACGTTAGATGCTTCAGATAATTTAGTTAATACTGACATATCAGGAGAACCAGCAGAGATACAAGCTGTATGCAATGCTGTATGGACTACTGATGTAAAAGCTGCTTGGAAAGCAAAACTAATAGCAGATAAACCAGCAGAATAATGCCAAAACCTACAACCGAAGAACTGCAAGCAGAATTGCAAGATATTGTTAACAAACACAACCAAGCACAGGAAGTTGTCAAGCAATGTCAAACAAGGTTTACTGAATTAACAGCTATCATTAAAGATAGAACTGAAGATTAACTACACTTCCATACTGATCTTGCCATCAAGAAACAGGAAATACCTGATTACTTTGTGCAAGTTTTCTATGCACTTCATCTTGAAAAGCCTTATCAACTTTATATCTAGGATCTCTCATTGCAGCTACTACTTCTGCATTAGACCTAAATACATTAGTAGATGGTGTGTTAGAAGATTTACCTGTCATTAGTTGTGGCTCAATACCTTTACTTGCTTTGTATTTATTATACATATTTTGTACAGCAAGAGAAACCTGTGTAACTGTAGAACCTTCACCATCAACTACTTTATCGTAACTTTGTTTTTCTTCTGTAGGTAATGTTTTATCCATCCACAAAAGCATTTCTTTGTATTGTGATTCACCACCTGCAATACCTACTATTTCGTCATAAGGATCAGCAGCATTATTTGTATAGTTATTTTCTGTAGATCTACCAGTTAAATAAGAATCTATTAATGATCTAGGCAATCCAGTACTTTCTAATTGTTCATACATTTCATCAGTAATAGATCCATTATTTTCGTGGAAATGCTTAGAAATTTTAAAAGGATCTACATTGTTTTCTTCAAATAACTCACCTAATTTTTCACCGTAAACTTCTTTTGTTTTACCAAAATCTACAGTACCATCTTCATTGTAATATTGATCCCAACCTTCCTCTTCTGTAGGTGCTTCTTCTTCAGTAGCAGCTTCTTCTTCAGAATCTTTTGCTGTTAATTTATTTTCTAGTTCTTTATAGCTCTTGATTAAATCTTCTTGGCTATCAAATTTTCCAAGAATTTTACCATTTTCATCAGTTTCATTTTCTGCAAGTTTTGCTATGTCATCAGCAGACATAGGTGGTGTTTCATTTACAGCTACTTTTGATTCCATAATTTTTGTTTAACTATAATGTATTGTATTGCCATGTGGAGTTTTGACATCCCCTGACTTAGCTGGTGTTGGGTTCTCTTCAAACTCACCAATTCTGCTTACTACAGCATCCTCTTCTTTTTTAACATAACGACCATTTTCGTCACGTTCTTTTTTAGGCTTCTGGCTCTTGCTCGGCATTAGCTTGCTCCTGTGCTAGTTGTTGTGCTTGTAGAACATTCTTAGGATCGGCTAGTTTAGAACCTAAAGCAGCAGAACCTAAAGATTGTACAAGCTGTTGCTGTTGCATAGCTTGCATTTCTTGTTCTATCTCTTCCCTAGACTTTACAAGATTATTGGTATCTATGCCAACACTTGTAGCTAAACGTTTAATAGCTTCATCTAGGTTCATGTATTGACGTAGTATATCTCCACCTAATGCTTGAGCTACTGTAGTAATAAATTCTATTAATCTAGCTTTATCAGAGTTACGACCAAGACCATTTATACCTGTAACTATTTTAGGTTTTACTAGATTATCAGGAAGTTTTTGCAACTTACCAGACCTTACAAGCATATGTATTCTACGTTTGATATAGGGTAGCTGAAACTCATTACTTAGGATGCTGTATATACCACCCAAAGCCTGTTCTAATTCTGTTGCCATTACTTGTATCTCAGTACTTGTAACTCTCTCTGCATCCCTTTGTACACTCTTAGCCATTAAGAAAGCGTGTTCTAATCTAGATTCAATACGTTGTATAGCTTGAAATGCAATGCTTAGATCAGCAGCTTTGTTTACTTGTAATGTACTGACATCACTAGCAAGTCCTTCTCTTACTGCTCCGTTAGGTGCAGAGCTAAGTGTTGCTGCTCTGGTAACACCATTTGGATTGACCAGAAAAAGACATTTTGCACTAGCACTTGCTGCTTCTATTACTGCTTGCATCAATGCTTCTAAACTAATAAGATCACCTTTGTATTCAGTTACATAAGATTCTCCGTAATTCATACCATCCCTTCTAGTCCAACGTAAAACTATAAAAGGTGATACATCTAATTTTGATATACCTTCTGTATTAGGTATGCGTTCGCCTTTACATTCTTGATACCAGTTTTGTGTATCACCATCCCTAGTAACTCTTGTATATACATCTATCTCTTCATCTATCATTTGCTCTTCATCATAGTTTGCTTTTTGTTGTAGGTTTGCTATAAATTCAGCATCAAAAGCATTTATGTGTACAGTTTCTTTTGTAATGATTTCTATGACATTACCGACATCATCCCTCTGACATACAAACCTATCTATGTGATATACCTTTATACCTTTATCTCCTACATATAATAATACGTTTCCTATTACTATCAAATGCTTCAATGCTTCAAACAAAGCAACCCTATCATTAGATACATCTATCTCATTATTAACTGCTGTTTCGTAGGTTCTTAGTGCTTTATCTATTTCACTACTAAATTCTGGTTGACCTTCTTTTGCAAGTTGTAATGTATCAAGATTTAACTGAAACATACTTTGCTCTGGGGGTAGTAAAACTGCTAATAGCTTTGCAGCAAGCGTATTAACAGCTTTAGCACCTATGCCTTGATAAGGAGTTTTTATCTTTTCACTTTTACCTTTACTCCTACGATACATTGATGGGATAGTTAACTCAGCAGCTTCCTCCCCATCACGTTCGTACCTAGACCTTTCGGTTTGCATCTTGTTATATCTTGCTTCTGCTGTTTCGGTTTGCATGATTATACAGGTGTATTTAGATCAGTCAGTAAAGGTATTCGCAAAGAACTTGTACCCAATCTACGTCTAGAAATAACTGCTGCTGTACCAGTTCTGCTAGTAACAGCACCTTCTGCTTTCTTTTTAGTAGGGGTTTGTTGTGAAGTTCTTTTCTTACCTAAAACTGGTGCTGCTGCGGTTTCCTCAGGTGCAGGTGCAGGTGGTCTAGGTTCTGGAATCTTAGGAGGTGGGGGTGGCTTGGGTGATCGTAAGCACATAACTAAATGTTACTAATTACAGTATTAGAGAGCATTGTCTCCTTTTGTCTTTTCTGTTGTTCGATTAAATAATCTACAACTGATCTTTGTCCAGCCTTGTACCACACTTCTCTATCTGTATCAGATAACTCAGGTGGGCGACTAGGAAAAACCACAGCTAAAGAATTAATTAGCTCATCAGTAATAATAGGTAATACGTCAGGCAAAAATTAATAATAATAACTCTATTCTAATATAACGTGCAACTGCAAAATATCACACTTTAGGTTCTTAAAACTTAGGATTCCACAGTTTTACTTCACCTGTGTTGTAGTCATAATCTCCTTCTCTTAGTATTCTTGCAAGTCTAGCTGTCATTAAAGCATCACCAACTGTCTGTCCTTTTTTCTCGTATGCTGCTACAACTTTATTCCACATATCCTCTGTAGTTTTTGCATCACCTATAATTTTATCTGCTGTTACTGCACCAACTTTTTCTAAGCCTTTGTAGTTATCAGTAGGATCACCACTAAGACTTTGCAACATCCATTGTCTATCAGCTTTTTTTCTAGTAACTAATTCTAAATCATCAGTAGCTAATAGTTTACAAGGTATAGTTCTCATGTCTTTATCAACGCTAACTATTATAGGATCTTCATACTTGCCATTTGTGGCACATAAACCTAATACGTCATCACCTTCTAAGTTGTCATAAAATACAGAGTCATACTGTTCTTTTACATTATTAATAGCCCATTTTAAACCGTATGGTTTTGGTTTATTTATTCTATTTAATTTATAGTCAGGAAATATACCATGCCTAAATGTAGGATAAGAACTAAAACACATTACTATGTCATGTTTTTCTTCTACTATTTTTGTGTAATGTTCTAATCTACTTTCTATTATTTGCATAATATCTCTTTCATCAGCCCAAGAACTCCAAGTATGTAAATCCCATTTAATGTGCTTATCAGCAGCAGCACATGAGGAATAAACTAGATAGTCAGCATCAATTAATAAAGTCATTAGAATACGTTGTCAGAATAAACAATAAGGCGACCAGTATTTTGATCGTACAGTAACTTATCTACTTCGCCTGTCATACCAGTATGTCTAGATTTTAATATCTTTAACTGTAGTTGTGACCTTTCAGCAGCATCCCCTGACTGGTTTCTGGTCAAGCTGAGACAAACATCAGAGGTCTGGACAAGTCCATGTGACCCTCTAATATCTCTAAGAGAAACGTCAGCACCTTCTTCATGTCCTTTACCTTGTGGTCTTGATAAGTGCGATACAACTATTAGTGCTATGTTTGTTTCTTCTGCAAGACTACGCAACTTAGTTGTTATCAAGTCTAGTCCTTTTCTTTCATCACCAATCTTATCTAAGACTCCACTTACGACTATTGATAAATGATCTAGTATTACTACATCTACCTTATCTACTGTTGCTAGTTCTCTTATTTGGTTTATTAAAGTCTCTGGTTCTATACTTCCAAAATGATTATATAAAAACAAGCTACGACTAGATGTAAGTTTATCGAAAGATGTTTTTAGTTCTTCCTGATTTAATGTTTCTTTAGCTGCAAGATGCAAAGGTATGTTCATATCTATACCAACTAAACCCATAAGAGTTCTTTGTACAGATTCTTCTAACGCTAAGTACCCAACTTTTAATCCATTCCGTAAAAAGTGATAAGCAAACTCTCTACAGATTGTTGATTTACCAGTACCACTACCAGCAGCAATAGTAATCATTTGTGTAGGATAAACACCTGTCAAAAACTTTTGTAGTTCTGGATATGGATAGTTACATATAGGTTCACTTGTTTCTTTTGTAAATATATCCCAAGCATCAGCACCATTAATAATATGATCTGATCTACAACTTTGTGCCTTCCATAATATATCTCTTAGTTCATTATTACGTTTAGCTATTAATAGATCATTAACATCATTAACACCATCAGGTAGTCTTGCTATTGCAGCTTTACCTTTTGGTAATGCAGCCATTGCTTTTTCTGAACCTGCTTCACCTGCTTTATCATTATCAAAACAAATAACTACTCTGCAATATTTATCTAAAAAAGGATAATTTAAAGAAATAAATTTTGCTGCTGATTGTACTCCTGACGGTATAGAGACACAAGGAAACTTATGATCTACGATTTGACTAGCAGCCATGCAGTCAGTTTCGCCTTCAAAAACAGATAAAAATATACCACCAGTACCCTGTTGCCTACAAAGATGTTGACCCCATAGTTGTACTTTTGACATATCACCATGCCAAATATATTTTTTATTAGGAAACTTTATATGCTGTGCTACATCTTTACCGAACTGATCTTTGTATGTAGCTATTTGACAAGGTGTACCTTTATATTCACCTACACCGTAACCATATAGTTCGCAAGTCTCTTTAGTGATTCCACGTTTAGGTAAATCTTGATATGTAACTTTTAATAATTTCACAGTTTCAGCTTTAAATGGTGGTGGTGGTACAAATTTTAATGGTGTAGATTTTTCTTTTTTTGGATAAAAAGTATAGTCACAATCAACAGAGAAACAGTAAGCGTGACCATCATCAAACCAAGCAAGATTATCTTTACTACCGCATTGAGGGCAAGCAGTTTTCTTTGTGTATTTGCTTTGCATTACAACAGATAGCCTTCGTCCGAACTATGGTATTTTTTTAGTTCTACTTCTAGCCATTCACCATCTTTATATACAAGCCATAGGTTTTTTATAGGATCAAGAAACAGATCGCCTTCTCTTGCATCTGTAGGTAAGTTAAGGTTTTTCATACCAATCATTAGGAATAAATTTATCGCAGTAGAGAAAGCCATGCCTATCGCACCAAGCACCATAGGTTAGGCTTCTCTTCGCTTTGCTTAATCGGGTTTTACTATTTTGAAAGCAGAACCTTATATCTAGGTCGGGTCTTGTCTCCTTAATAATAAGGTGTTTTCTGCGATCTTCTTTTGTGAAGTAACCCTTCGTTTCAACAATAAAATCGTTGAGGATAAAGTCAGGCTTGTAGTTGCAAGTAATTGTGTAGTCAATGCTGAGAGTTTCATAAGTAAATTTTATTTTCTTTTTTTGCAAACTATCTGCAAAGGTAACTTCAAACTTACTTTTATACTTAGAAGTCTGATGCTGACGTTGTTGCTTTAGGGGTTTCTTCTTCCCAGCTACTTGGCGGTGCTGTTTGTTTTTCGGGTGCAAAACCAAAGTCCTCTGCTGTTTGCATACCTCCGACAAAAGGTACAAAGTGTCTCATACATATACCTTGAGGTTCTAATCTCAAACCAATGTAATCTAAGTCATAACCTGTAATTCTTATATTGACTTGACCAACACTTTCTGGTGCTATCTTATCAAACTTTTTAGTTTCTTCTTCAGTACATAGCAGCATCTTGTCACCTTCCTGTTTAAAAAACTTAGGTGGTACTGTTGTATATGGTGTGTTGTCCTTTTTCAAACCACCTGCTTTTTTCTTAAGTTTTATTGTCAAACCTTCAGAAGTAAATTGCCAGTACTGCATAGGCTCACCTTCGCCATTTCGTTGCCATTTAAACTTGCCTTGTCTGTCAGGATATTGTGCCAGTAAAGCATCTTGAAACTCTTTCTTTACTGCTTCTAACTGATCGTGCATCCATACTGCACTATCAACTTCTTTACCATCATCAAGCAAATGCTTCATGTCTGGTTTTATTAGTAGAGTAGCCTGATAATTATTATATTTTTTATCTGGGTTTACTAGCCAACAATAAGTTAGATATGCTCTGCAAGAAGTCAGAGACTTTTCAAATTTAAAATCCATTGGAAATTGCCTTGATAGTTTATTAGAAAAAAACCCCATATAGAGGTCTAATAATCATACATTTATTTCATCACTTGTCTAGACCTAGCTGAATATATATAGTGCTTTGATAACTTCCGTAACATCATAATCGCCTATCGGTGGTAGCTCTTTGTAGATAGGACAATCGTTTTTGGTGTATAACTCTACAAAAGATTCTCTTACTATTTTTATAAACTTATCTATATCAGCACCAGTAGTAGCAAAACTATCATGTACAGTTATAAATTGTTTTAGTCCTTTTGTAAGTGATCTAGATATAGCTAGATGTACATTTGCTGCATCAAGACTATGAATATAATTTGCACTAATACTTGCTTTTAACTTTTTCTTATCTGGTATCTCAGTATCTTCTTTAACTATCAGTTGTATTCTATTAGTACCTAGCTTTGTTTCTATTCTTTTACCTACCTGTTTTTTATATTTTTGCTGTACATAAAAACCACTAGGCGATACCCATGACGATACTGCTTTTTGTTTTAAATAGTTCATTACATACTCACAACTAGGACTAATTTGATTAAGTGCTAACCGTATATGTTTACATAAAAACCTATAGTGTTCTTGTGTCTTAGGTTCTTGCCAACCTATACGTTCTAAATAATTAACAATTCCAAAGTCAGTACCACCATAGGGAATCATTAATATAGGTTTTTTAATAATGGATCTATTAATATCTTCACGCAACCAATCTATAACTAATTGATTATTAGCTAAGAATATAGATTTAAAATTAATCATTAGCTGATCTAATACTTCTGTATATAAATCATTTTTCTTTGCATCATCAAAACACCATATTTCTGTCCAGCTTGTAGCTTTTATATTTACTGCTTTTGCTAATTTGTTGTCTTTACATAAACTTGCTATATGTTGATAAGCATTATTAGATCCATCTAAATGAACTGGTAAATGTGAAACATAATTATCTGGACTTTTCCAAAACTCATAGTAATCAAAACAAAAAGCTAAAAATTGAAATGGTTTATCTACAGTAGCCCATAAGTCTAAATGTTCTAATGGATTACAAGCAATCTTGCTTAGTACTTTTGTTATGTATTCTTCTTTTGCAAAATAATATTTATCTTCTTGTCCGCCTAAATTACAACCCACAACTTTATACCATGTGTAATTATCTCTATTTAAAACACCACCTTTAGCAAACAAGTGTAGTGCTTTTGCTAGGTCATTTCCTTGTGGGTTAAACTGTCCTGTTACTGCATATAACCTACCTCTAAAATCTGCTTGGTAACAATGGTAAAATTTACTGTCTGCATACTTCTCTGCTGTATTTAATATACATAAAGTCTGTAATCTCTTGGCTACATTGTGAGCATTAATATCATGTATTTTTGATGCTTCATGTCTCCATTGTTTGCGAGCTATTTCATTAGTAGCAATATCAAATGGTTTGGGTGGTAGTGGCTCTGGCTCTGCACTCATCATACAACCCACCTCTATACCTCTTTCATACAGTTCCATAGCTACGTCTAATACTTTCTTATTAACGATAAATCCTGTTTCTTGTAGCCCATTTACAGCCCTATACAAGTGTTGTGGGTTCTGTTCTTCTATCTTCTTTAATAGCTTTTCATCTTGTGTTTTTACAATTTTTAAATTAGATAACTTTTCAGAATGATAACCACCATCATAAGGGTTAGTCCATTTGCGAGGTTTTATAACACAAGGCAAATAAACTGGTAACGCTATGTACTTGTTTAGCTTTTGGTTATTAATCCATGCAACAGCACTTTCAGTAAGTTGTATATATTTCTTTGATCTACCATTATTAGATAATTTAATCAGACCTATCTTGTTAATCATTAGGTCAATCATTAATAAACCTAGCCTTAATTTTTCTTGTTTTTTTAATCTTTCATAAATGTGTCCTTTCTTTCTATAGTGCTGCATTACTACCATTCTTCTGTACTTTCTATGAGTAGTATCTTTCATGTGATTTTCTAAATTTTTATATAATCTATTGTCTGCTTTTTTGTAATAAGTAAACATCAATTCATCTTCTAATTGACCACCTATTGCTAGTGCTACGTTAGTTATTGTTCTTGTATGACTAGCACCATCTAGTACTACTTTGAAAACTATAAAACTTACAATATCAACATCAGGAAATTTATCTAATATATGTACTGCTGAAGCCTTACGACCTGCTAACCCTGATTTACTTTTAATAATAAAATCTTCGATATGTTTTGTTAGGTCAACTATGCCATGCTTCATTATTGCTCTGGCATAATCGTTGTTAGATTCTTTCTCTGCTTTAATGTTTTTTTGTATGCGAGAAAGTCTATTAGAAACTCCTTGTTGTTTCATGTCAGTTTCTAGTTTTTTTTGTAGGTCAATTAGTTTCATGTGGTTTTGAATGTTGGTACTGAGCTATGCGATATTCAAAATATGTATCTATTTTGTGATAATCGTGATATATAGGATTTTCTTTTTCTAACTCATTTAATAAAAAAACTAAATCTGCTATGCGACTATTTAGTTGTTTTCTTCTAGCTTCTATGTATGGATTATTCATTTGTTTAATAGCTCCTTGTACTGGTTCATTATTGACGGTACAAAATGTGCATAACGCATAGTAACTTGTATGCTTTTATGTCCTAACCATGCAGACACTACAGGTAGTGGAACTCCCTTTTGTAACATCCTTGTACACGCTGTATGCCTTGTTATATGTGGTGTGTACCATTCTGTTTTTTCGTAACCTAAATCTCTCCTAGCTAAATTCCACCCTGCATACTTCCATTTACTATCAAAAGGAAACAGCTTTTCATTATCATCACACCAACCTAAATGATCGTATAAAAGTGATGATGCTTTTTCTGTAATAGGTATTGTAATCTGACTATTATTTTTTCTTTCTTCTATTGTAATCTGACCATTTTCAAAATCTATATTACGCTTTTTTATATTAAACATTTCACACCATCTTAGCCCTGTTTCTAGCCCTATAGTAGTTAGCTGCTTATGTAAACTAAACTTTAATTCAGCAAACCTAGCTAACAGCTTATCTTCCATATCAGCAGTAAGAATATGTATATCGTTGTTACCACCTTTTAAATTATTAGGTGCTGTTACTGGATCTATATAACCATCAAGCACCATTTCTTTTAACGTAGTTTGAAGCCTACCTTTATACACGTTTATTGTTGTATTTTTTCTATTTTTTTCAACAAAAAAATCTATTAATTTATTAATATCTTTTGCTGATATTTTGTTTACTGGTTTATCACCAATAATTTTAGTAATCATCTTCATTTGTTTGAGATAATCACCAGCACTTGATAAACCATTAAGCCTTCTTTTGTAATAAATAAAAGTAGCTTGCGAAAGAGTAGGCACTTTTGTACCTCTGGATTGTTGACTGAGCATAATAATAAAAAATTAAAGTTTTTCTAATAAATCTAAATATTTTTCTTTATTCCATTCTTGCTCTGACTTCTCATGTGTTGTAAATTTTTTATCACATGATGAGCATTTTCTTCTTCTCCAAACGTAGTTAACCTGACGTTGTTTACCGTTGATTGTAGCCCTGTTAATGGTGCTTACACAAACATTATCGGTGCTTTCACAGTATGGACATCTAAGCATTTAATCCTCCAATTTTAAAATGTGTATGTGCCTTAATTCTGTATTGTCTAATTGCTTTTGCATTTGCTCAAAACAGAATAAAGTTTTTTGTATCTTGATTAGCTCTTGATGTTGCTCTATATCAAGATCAAAAAAGCATTGCCAATCAACAACATAATCCCCTGTACTATCAGGTATGGATAAATAAGTAGATTCAAACATAGACTTTTCTATAAAGGGATGCGACCTTAATTCATAGTCATCAGAAAGCCAGAACCACCTACCATGTAATTCTGACTTGTATGCAAAGATTTTTTTAATCATCTTCTGCACTCCAATCTCTTTTATTAATTGGAACTCTCATTTTTATTGAAGCAATAAAGTATGAGTGACCGTCAGATGGATCTTTTCTAATAACACTTTGACATGAAAGTGAACGATCAAAAGGACACTCCCATTGATATTTAGTTATTTTTTTAAAATACTCATCTTTTGGTATGTCAATAAATTTTTTCATTACTGCACCTCCTTTAATACTTGTTTTAGTTCTTTTAATTCTGCAATAGTTTTTTCAATTTGTTCTATTGCTTTTGTATGTTCTTCTAGTAGTTGCTTTTGACCTATCAAGCGTTGATCGGTTTGCCACTCTAGGTTCTTTTTAAATGCCATTGTTAGATAAAATAAACTGAGCAAACCTAGCCTAACCTAGTATATATAATATTGCAAGTAATGTTTAATATTACCAATAAAAAACCACCCTTGCGGATGGCTTGCTTAGTGTTGCTCGCTTTTAACTATACATCATTTAGCGAACATATCAGAAATACAGACTACATGAGAGTCTAGTTGTGGATCTTCCCAACTTCCCCAGACAGCAGAGTTACCGCATAATTTCTTTTCTAATAAATAAAGAATTGCGTACTCAATTTGTCCTTTCATTTGGAACGCTGCTGTATCTCTATAACTAGGATCTTCACAACTTTGATAATCCCAGTTTTTAAGCATCCCCCAACATTGCATTAAACCTTTTGGATCTTTCTCAGCTACCCATTTAGTAATAGTTGATGATTTTTTAAATTTGTAGTTATTAAACCACATTCTTTGAGTAGGATCTTCTAGTTCTGCATCCCTAGAATAAAGTGCTTTTAAACTATCTACGTTTGCGTCTAGAAGATGATCAAATACAACCTTGTGTACTGCTAAACCCTTATGAGTTTCGCTTGCTGCTTTTAAGTGTAACCTAGCTATCTGTTCACATTCCCAATTTTCTAATTTTTTGGTTAATGGTGAGAAGTAGTAAGCTCTGTCTATTGCTTGCTGAGAATCAATATAATTAGGTGCTTTATAAAACTCACCGTAGAGAGTAGCTAAAGCGTTTAATTGATCCTCTGAGACTAAATAAGCAGACATAATAATAAAAATAAATGATTGAGCAAACCTAACCTAGCTTAATGTTAGCAATATTGCAAGCATTAAATAATAAAAGGCAATAAAAAAACCCCTTAGTAAATACTAAAGGGTTAGTAAAATTAAACCTAGCCTAGTAATTCTTCAAATTTATTAGGATTTTCTTGTATTAAATTTGAAGCGTTTTGTATCATTGTTAAAACCTGATTTCTATTAAAAGCATTATTAGTAATAGAAATTTCATTCCAAACTAAAGTTTCAATATGAGTTAAATATTTTAAATATTCAAATCTTGAAAGTTCATCAATATCAACACCTTGTAATTCTTGTTTTACAAAGTGTGGTACAGCATCAAATAAGTTCATTGTGAATAAGTAGTAAATGAGCAATTAAGGGTTTTGAATCCCTTTTACTAGCAGTAGAATTAACTACTGCTAATAAGAGAGAATCTAAAAGAACTAAGAACCTAATATAAGATTCTTAGCTTTTACAGCATGACCTATAACAGTTAGAAGGTGCTTCGGTTCTTTTCTTAGTCTTTTGATCCATCCATCTAAATATGAAGCATGAACATCATTATTAGAATCTATTTGTAGATCATTACATATAAGGAAAGCACCTAGTTCAGCAATCAATTCTTCAGTAGCATATAAATCCGTACCGAAGGTTGCTTTTTTGTCAGTAATACCAACCCTTGCTAAACGTCCTTTTACTTTTGCACCTGATGAATGAACAGACTCATGTGCAGTAACAGAGCAGAATAAAGAAATACTTTCAAATCTTTCTTTATTAGGTACTGTTATTGAATCAAGAATAGGATCATAAAATGCCTGATTACCAGATTCGTTAAAGTTTATATTATGAGTTTCTCTATAGGTCATTAATTTCTTAATAGCTATAGACTCATTTGCACTTACTGGACATTGTTGGACTGCTACATCTTTATTTAATTCTTGTAATCTTTTTTCTACCTTTTCTGTCTTTTTAAAACAATCAAGATTAAAAACTCTGCAAGGCGTAAATAAAGTAAAAGCACTAAATTCAGGATTACCTAAAGCATCTTTTACAGGCTTACCAGAATTGTCTAGTAATTCTTTCTTTATTGCTACTGGTCGTAGAATAATAGAACCTTTAGATCCTTTAATAATAGATAAGCCCATTTTCTTAGCCTGTCCGAACCCCATCCAATAAGGACTTTTATATCCTCTGGTAATTCTGGCAATCTCTAAACATATTAAGTTTCCATTCTGGTATTCATCCCCAGTAAAGAAATTAGTATGTTGAGCTTCCCTAGTCCATGACCTACGGAAAGGATTAACACCTTTTTCCATTAGTTCTATAAGAGAATTAGCAAGCTCTTCATAACCCTTATTAGGATCATATTGCTGTTTAGATTTTCGAGGTGCTGATGTAGTCATTGTTTGATAATTGAATTGAGCAACAGTTAATAATAAATATTAACTATTAATAGTATTACATATAAATCATTAATTGTCTCTAATACTGCTAATAATTCTTTCTTATTTCTTATTTGTTTATTCCTTAAAAATTAAAAAAGTGCTTATCTGGTACGCTAGTTAATTTGTACTACTTTTCTTGTTATCCATTGTACTGCAACTCTTTACAAGAAATGCCTTTTACAAACAAAGTGTACTACTCAGTACTACTTTCCTATTAGTACTCACCCCACCTACCACCCCAAAAAAATCAACGATTACTTACAAACATATAGAGAAAAACAACAGAATAACCCTATTAATAGGAAAAAATTATTGTATATAATTTATAACCTTAGTTATTGCAGTAATTTTTATATATTTTTACCTTTTTTTTGACTTTTTTATATAGCAAATGGGGTAAATTTAGTTTTACATATATGCGTAAGCCCTTCAAATTTTTGCGGTTAAATTATTTTAGATAAGCAGAAGCAGAAAAACTTAGGTTAGAACCTTAAGGGTGAATCCTAAGTATATATATAAGGGGGTGCAGACCAGATGACCCCCTTATAGTGGAGAGTGCGTGTTGCTCAGTCACTTATCCTATAGTGAGTGTTAATAGGAATTAGTTAAGAAACCATCATTGTTGTGGTTAGAATTTCTTATTTGTTGAGGAGTCATCCCCATAGCGGTTTGTGTTACGGTGTTATTCATAGCAGCACCCCAGTTTGATAGATGGGTCATCATTAGTTCAGACTTACGTTGTTTAATATTTCTATCTTCATCTTGAGCCATATAGTCTGTCCAATAGCCAACAGCACCAGCCAGAGCATCTATAATGTCATCATGTACAAGAGAACCTCTGTGACGAGATATTCTGGACATTTGATAGATCAGTTGTAGCTTTAATCTTCTTTCGGGAGGTTCTTGAGAGTTAGAACGGAGGTCTTTTTCTATTACTTTACGGTCAATTATCAGGCGGTGAGAGTTCATTACAGGTTCTAGAGTATCTATTATGCGTAATTCTTTAGTCTTATTGTTCCTAACGTCTTGCACTTCGCAGGGATGATACCGCATAAGGAAGGGTTTTAGCAGTTCAGCAAACATACCACCACCGAAGTTTTGCTCAACAAGGATAGTATTAATCTTATTGTCTCTGGCAATGCGTGATAATTTCTCTAAAACAGCGTCAGAATAACCACCGACAAGACCACCAGCATCAGTAACGAAGAGATTACCGTTTAACATCTTTACACAGGCATAACCTGTGGCATCCTTTCCCTTCCCAGAGGGGTCAACAAACATAACTGAGCCTGTATATTCTATAAAATCACCAAATTCTTGGGCTGGTCGGTAAAATCTGTCACCATTGAAGCCAACACAAGGTAAATCTTGCAGTACATACTCAGGAGAATTAGACCAAATTACCTTTTCTGGTGCATATTCTTGGTTTACAGAGCTAATAACAAGATCACGCAGCTTTAATGGGTATCTATCTTGATCTGAAAGAGTAGTATCTAACATAAACTGTAGATTGAACCCAGAACGTCCGTAAGATGCTTCACGTTCCATCAAATCAATGTCTGAGAACCTATCAGGGTCAACAGGATCTTTAGGCTTTACAATCTCTTCTAGTAGCTTCTGAGCTAATTTAGGTGCGAGTCTATCTCCATAGTTGTTTTTAAGGTCAGGGTAACGAGCAGTCCATATCCTAGTCTCATATCCTCTTTCTTCTAGCGTTAGATATAAACTATTTTCTACTTGTGGTGTACCAAGAAATGTAACCTTGCCATTTGGTTTTAATATAGCGTCAAATTCTTTTACAGCTTCCGCAAGTTTATCTCTCATAGGTTGAGTAAAACTATTATTAGGAACTTCTACGTCATCAGCTATTACCTCATCAGCACGAGATCCAGCCATCTGTCCTAAAACACCACAGGATTTTACAGATGGTGCATGGTCAGCTTGTGCAGGTGCAACATCAAAACTAATTTTAGAGTTACGTTGATGATCTTGTGGTATTAGTCCTGATAATAAAGGCATTTCATTTATTAGTCGCATAGTAAATGTAGAAAAGTTATCTGCTCTTTCTTTACTAGCTGAAACCACAAGAAACTTTAGCTGTGGGTTCATACGAAGTCGCCACACTACATAGGTAGATGTAATCCAACTTTTACCTACACCTCTAAATCCTTGTATGATCTTACGTCTATTTCCATATTGTAGATACTCAGCAATATCTAACTGAACAGGAGTAGGATCTGGTAAGTTTAGATGTCTCCAAGTAATAATTAAGAAATATCTAAAGTCGTGTAGCTTTTTAGGTAGTGGTTGCAATTATAATTCACTAACAGGTATTACTTCTAAGTCTGGTAGGTTGTTCATAATATCTTCTAAACCATTTTTTTCTGTAGGAATACACTCAATACCGTTATCTTTTAAAAATTGTCTAGCTACGTTTAGATCACCAGCCTTTACATCAGCACTTGTTACTTTATCTAATAGTGTTTGCGTTAGTACACTATGCAGAGTTTCTAACTTTTTTAAGTCTTTGTTAGTCATAGCTACTGTTTTTGTTTAATATAATCACTTTTTTGATCGTTTGCCAAATAAAATATATCTAATTTTACCTAATAATCCTAATTTTTTTTGATTTTTATACTGTCTAAGTTGTTTTTCAAGGTGATAATTTCTAGTTTCTGTTTCAGAAATCTTTATAAGTGAAGCCATTAGCAACATATCTTGTAGTCTTATTTGTTTTACAAGGTCACAACAATAGTCTTTGATAACAAAATCAGGTAATTCTTTTACCTCTCTGCATTTTATTTCTATTTCAAGCTCTACTTCGGGAGGAGGATTACCAATAAGAATATTAAAAAATTCTTTATGGGTCATGTTACTGAAGTCCAGTAGTGGAATTTGGGTACATTCTGGCTTCAATAAAAGCAACTGCTTGATCGTCTAGTGTATTGTCTGTTTGTTTAACCAAAGCTTTTAATAGATCCAATATTAACCTTTTCATTGCTTTTGATTTTATAAAAACAAGAAGAATAGGTTTAAAAATTTTCAGCATTTGTTTGTGTTATGTATTCCAAACATAACAAACATTATCGGTTTTGTCCTTCTAACCTGCTAACCGCTTGCG